GTTGGCTCAGTCGCTTCCTGGGCCGAGTCCGACCGTACGGTGGGTGTGATCATAGCTGATTACATTCGCTCAAACAAGGGTATTAAAGCCCCGTACGTCGCCAACATTGCATCAGGTGTAATTGGATACAGTGCGGACTTGACTGGAGACGACAACGACAAGAACACGATCGTCCCGTTCATGCCTGCTCTCATTGGAGGAGGATGTTTCGCCCCTGCACAAGACCAAAAGACTACAACATGGGGAGTCGAGTCAAGAGTGACCAATCTAATTCAAGTTCGGAGCTTGGAAATCAATGACAAACAACGAGCGTTAGCAACAGACTTTGTAAAACGCGTCATCAACAACGGGAAATTGTGCCCCGTTGAATTTCAAGTGGTCTGGGACAACCAGACTAGGACGACACAACGCAGCATCTTGGAAGAAGCATCCGTCACTGGGGAAGTGACCGATGATACGATAAAATCTTTCATGAAGCGCGAAGCTTATGCCAAGGTCGGGACCCCGAGAGTAATTTCGACTCTACCCGGCCTCACCAAGCTTGAGTATTCCCAATACACACTCGCAGCGAGCAAACACATCAAAGAATTCAACTGGTATGCTTTCCGAAAGCCGATTGAAATCGCAACACGAGTGGCTGAAATTGTAGTGGGACAAGAACTCGTAGCTGAGACAGACTTCTCTCGCATGGACGGACATGTGACTGAAGAGGTTCGAACGCTCATTGAAGAGGCCATAATGCTTGGCCTGTTCGGAGAAGACGAATACATGATCAAGTTAATGAGAGAACAGTATAACAAACCTGGGCAACTGGGTGCAAAGAGGTATGAAACTGGATATGCCCGTGCATCTGGAAGCCCTGAAACGTCACTGTTCAACACGATACTCACAGCTTTCATCTCATTCTCTGCCATGTGTGGACTCGGATTAACGTCTGACGAAGCATGGGCCGGATTGGGTGTCTATGGAGGTGATGATGGTCTAGTTGCCATCCCACCGCAATACACTGCAGCTCAAGCTGAACGGTGCTATAGGCACGCCGCTGAATCTTGGGGTCAACAACTTAAACTTGACTTCAAGAAGCGAGGTGAACCTGTTCAATTCCTGGCACGTCTCTATGGAGAGGCATGGTCCGGAGGTATGGACAGCATGAGCGACGTAAAGCGTCAGCTTGTAAAATTCCACGCGACCATAAACATTGATGATTCAATGACCCCTGAGCAGAAAGCCAGGGATAAGGCCGTGGCGATACTCCTGACTGATAAGAACACACCAATTCTTGGAGATTTCGCTAGAAAGGTGGCCTCTCTCGGTGTGAAGAGGGCAACAATCAAGGACGAACAGGCGTTCCGGTATGTTTCATACTGGGCAAAGTTCGAC